TCCAGTTGAATTTAAATCACCAATAGATTCTAGTAATTCCGATTTTTTTTCTGCAACTTTAGCATATTTAACACCTTGTAATGAAAGTGCAGTAATTGTTGATACTCCACTAATTAAAACTGGTTGACCATTTACAACTCCATGCGGTGAACTTGTTCGTATTATAGTATCAGGTATACTAACTATGACTTCGTAGTTAGTTATTTTATCTTCGATTAAACTAAAGTTTGTAATTTCTCTACCTTGTAATTCACTTACAACCACATTTGATTGTATACCCCCAGTATCACTTATGTCTATTTCTACAGGATCATTAACTTTATAATTATCTCCAGCAGAAAATATAGATACATCTTCTATTTTACCAGAGTTTATTTCGGTTATAATAAATTCTTGTTTATATTCTTCTAGTACTTTATCTATTAAATCATAAGATGAATTAGCAGAGTTTAGATAATATGGACCAACATTTCGAGTTAAACTTGTATCAAAAATTTTGGAGTCTTGATTAAATCCAGGTAAGAAATTTTCTTTCACTGGTTTATTATAAAAATACGGACCAACTACATATGGGTATTTGGGAACAGGTTCATTTGCGGCATTAAGCTCAATTGTATTATAATATGCATATACCCCATTTGGGTATTCTGGAGTTATGGAAAATCTACCATTATGTTGATCTAAATCACCTGAACCATCAAAAATATAATCATTAATGAAAAATCCATTTTCAAACAATGGAGGTCTTTTACCTGGAGTTAAGTCAATATTCAATATATAACTGGGATTCATTCTTCTTATAAATCCACCAGTTGTTGTGTCATATGCATATGGCCCATAGATAGGGTTTCCATCATATGCATAACCCAAAATTGGAGAATGATTAAGTGTACCTGTATTTTCTTTATTATTTTGTCCTAGATTATCTGATAGTTGATATCTTAATTTTTTAGGGACATAAAAATTGATAAATTGTAATTCAAGTTCTGGATTTTTGGAAGAATACAAAACACCATCATCATCATTGTTAATAATATTTTTACTTTTGACTACTTGATTTATTTTCCATTCAGTTATATTTGTTAAAAATTTCGCATTCAATCCTCTATTCTTTAAAGTTAATATTGTAGTTTTTGAATCATACCCTACACCACCAAAAACTATATTTACAGCAAATAGTTTTCCATCCTGTACAATTGGTTCTATTTGTGCGTAACTTCCTTCGCCTGAAATTGATATTTCGGAATTTTCTCTAAAACCATTGCCTCTACCGATAATTTGAACATCAACTATTGAACCATTAATGATGATTGGCTTTAAAATAGCTTCAGATGTTATACTTGCAATTCCGGTATTCGGTCTTCTATGATAATTAACAATATTTGTACATCCATATCCAATACCCCCATCCTCAACATAAACATCTTCGATAACACCCAGTACAATTGGTTTTAGCTCTGATTTTATATTTGTAGTAGCTCCTGTTCCAGATTTTGATTCTACACGTACTTCAATAGGTGGATATCCAATAATATGAGTTCCAATTCCTAAAGAGTTGAATTTGACAAATTTATTTTTTATGTAATTTTCATCGCTTAAAGAAGTACTAACTCCAGAATTATAAAGTCTAAATTTATCATTATCTATAACTTTAACCTTGTAGTATGAAATAGATGATAATCCGCTTATCGCAGTGTTTGTAGAACTGTATATTACAACCTCTCCGTTAGAAAATCCATGATTTTTTGCAAAAATATAAGAATCAAAAGTATTAATGCCTAAAGTTCTATTATCAGCTGAAAGTATAGAAGGAACTTTTATTTTTCTATTTGAATATCCTTCTCCAGGATCTTTTACATAAATCTTTGTGAAGGTATTTTTATTTTTTAAAGTTCTTATGAAATGGAATCCAGAGGAAATTCCAATAATATCTATTTCACTTGTTTTTTGGAGAGCATCTATTCTATTATTGAATAATTTGATCTTATTATCAGTCAAAATTCCAACAAAATATGTTGAACCATTAACAATTCCTAAAATATTACTGTTATTATTTGAATCATAAATTATCTGCTCGCCGTCTTCAAAAGGAACTGTATTTAAAAACTGTATAGTATTAGCTGCTGGAATTACATTGAGGTCTGCTTTAAATCCTGCGGAAATTTGTGTATTGACAAAGTTTGATTCTAATACGCAACCTCTGCCATTTCCACCGATGATGGTAATTTTAGGTTTATCTTGATATCCATATCCAGCATTTAGTATTTTAATTTCCCTAACTGTTCCGGAAAGATTTACATGTGCTTTACATCCAGATCCAGTATCATCATTTACTACAATTGGTGGAACATCAATTAAATCGTAATCCTGCCCTTTATTAGTAACATTAATTGACGAGACTGTTCCATAGTAAATATTTTCATCGAATAAAGTTGGAGAAAGTAGTTCGACCCCATTATTCAAAAGACCCAATTCTCTGTTAAAAGTAGTTCTTTCGTTTAAATCATCAAATGCTGCCTTTATCCGATTAAAAGGAAATTTTTTTAATAACTTTTGATGTTTTATAGTTTTATCTTGATATCCACTCGTAAATAAAATATCATTAGTTATTGGTATAGTAGTTGTTATATATTTTTTTGAAAAAACATCTGATCTACTATAAGAAAATTTTAATTTATTATTATCAACTTTAGTAACAAAATAAAGTCCTGTTTGTATTCCTGATACTTGTTGAGGTTTATAATAAACTACCTCTCCACTTAAGTAATTATGATTAGTAACATTGAAAGTATCAGTCTTAGAAATTCCAGCATTAGTTGATAAAGATTTTTTATTATCTGTGGAAAAAATTGTATAATTTGGTAATCCTGATGAGGTTACATAGAAATATTCCTCTTTTGAATCAATATATGTGTTTTGAACTGATGTTGGTATCAAATTTAAATTACTAAAGTAATTACTAAAATGATTTGTTTTATAGATTTTTTTTCTTATTTTAATGGAACTTAAAATATTAAAAGATGCAGAAGTTGTTATTTGAACAAGAATTGTTTGGCTATATTTTTTGACTATATCTGAAGGAGAATACTCGATAGAAATAATATTAACTTCTAAAGTTTGTTCATTGGAATTTATTAGTAAAATTGGTTCTCCAACATAAAAATAGATTTTATCAAATAGTTGAACTCTATACGTAGTCGCATTAACTTGAGATATAACATTAATATCATGATTTGTGGGAAGATTATATATCCAACTATTAAATTCAAATCTATTAAATAAATCTCTACCAAAACTTGACAGAGATATTGTATCTCCTACTCTTAAATTTGATGTTTTGGAAAAATCAATATTATCAATAACATTAACTACTCGGAATTCAACTTTAGATGTATTTCCCAATCCGACATAACTAAATGCAAATTTAGATTCTACTAAATCTAATCCAAAATCCAAAGGTTTTGTTACATTAGTAACTCCAGTAAATTGATTAATATTTTTTCCAGAGTAATTAATTGTAATGAAATCAGAATTTTTTGGTTTTACTAAAAGTGACCCAGAATTAGCAAATCCTACAGTAGAATCAACTATAATATTATTAGAATTAACTGCAACATCTTCCAATATTCTTGTCTTACCAGAAGCTTGAAAGATTCCTGTGAAGGATGTACTATCTAAAGAAATCTCATAAAAGTTTTTATTAGATACTGGTCTATACTCAACATTAAATATGGAAGCGCTGACTGTTCCAATTCCTGCAATTTCTTGAAATAAGAAATTACCTTTAATGTCTGTTGGATTTCCGCCAGAAACTTTCTCTACAAGAATATTTTTTGTTAGAAAGTATGAGTTTGATGATGGAGTTAATGTAAACTCCTGAGGTTTGATAATTTCAATATCAGAACCATATAAAATTTTAAATAAAAGTTTATATGATTGATCAGTTCCCTTAGATGAATATAAGTCTTTGATTTTATATGATACATTTTCTATAGATAGATTTTCATAAAAATCTCTAGATTCAAATCCAGGTAAAAATTCATATTTAAATTTTTCAAAAAATTCGATTAAAAATAAATTACTTAAATTTTTAACGGATGCTCCAGATTTATGTTCTGAAGATTGGGTGGACGAAAATATTGCAAATTCTGGATTATCTAGAGCTTTTAAATTTTCAATTCCACTAAATCCTCTAATACATCCTTCAAATGAAGTATTTGTTTTTGAAGTGTATGTAATAATTTCATCATCTATTTTTAAAAGTCCGTATGTATCTGGCCAACCTCTAGTTGATGTTACATTTATTTTTTGATCAAAAGTTAAAATTTCAGAAGTTAATGTAGTTTTTTCTATTAAATCTATATTGTTAAACTTTTTACCATTTTTATAGTTAGTAATATTGGAAATAATATCAATTGATCCAGATTGATATTCTAATGACTTATAATACTGTTCAAGAAAATCTACAAGAAGAGGAGATTCATTGACTAAAAATTCTGGAATTTGAGATTCTAGGAGAGAACCAATTTTTACTCTTTTAATTTCTGACATTTTATCTTGTATACTTTCCGTTTAGATAACTAGATGTGGCCACATACTGAGTTGCAGAAGAGTTTTCACCAGAGCTTACAACATCTTCTACAATATTTACCACAGAATTTTTAACATCTAATTGTAAATACAAATCTTGTAATCCTATGACATCATTTGATTCTGGAATTGCTTGAACTTCTATAAAACCATTACTTAATACAGATGATTTAATATTTACAACATCCAATCTAATATCACCTTTTACATAATCAATTGTTCCTGCATTATTTTTAATAGTTACAGGTAAATTACTATCCAATCTAAAAAAGAATATAATTCCAGTTTTCTTATCTTCCGATGGAATATCTGACATATAGATAACATCAGAAACTCCATTAATAGTAAATCCTGTTGATTTTACGGAATATCCACCATCTCTAGTATGTATCCTATTTCCAAAACATATTTCATAAGTTGCGAATGAATTTAATTCTGGTTTTATATCTCTTCTCATCTTCACTTTTGTAATATTAGATGTAATTGCTTTGTTGCAATCATCTATCAATCCAACAACTTTACTATATTTAAATCTTCCACCAAAACTATTAACATCTTTAGAATTACCATATTCTGTTAATGTATCAACGACTTTTGTTTTCACTGTTTGTGGACTACTTGATAAATTTGCATTATAGTAAACGGATGCATCTAACTCAATATAAAGATATGACAAATCAATAATTTCCGGTCTAATTCCGGCTATTGAATATTTTTTAATAGTGTTTAAAATTGTTTGTTTTGTAATTTCAGATAAAAATGTTCCATTTCTTGGTTTTATAGATATAAAAACTTTTCCATATTCTGGTGGATCCAATTCATCGCCACCATATGCATTTACGGACTCTACATTTGGATAAACATATGGAATAAGAGCTTTATAATCATTTGATGTTACTGCACGATATTGAGAAGCAAATACTTTTGGAGAAAAATATTTAATAGAATCTACTGATTCTATATCATCTCCACTTTCAGATTTTGATTGAGTTGTAAGTAGAGAAATACCTGAAGTAATATCAAAAAGATTATTATCTTTTAATCTACCAGAAAATGTAAAATTCGAAGCTCCATTACCAGAAGGTCCACTAGTAACAATATAACTAACTTCTATTGTGCTACCATTCGATGGTTTTTTTCCAATAATATTATCTCCAAATTTAATTTCGTATTTGGCATCTTCAACTTCTTGAACTAAAAAGAATCTAATATCTTTTCCAATACCCAATAGAGTGTCATACAAGGAATAAATTTCAGTTACAGCATCAGTTACACTCACTCGAATAGAAGTTGTATCAATATTAATATTGGGTAAAATAAATCTTTGATTAGCTTGAGATGTATCTACAATAAATGTACTTGTTAAATACTGACCTTCATATATGGGCAAATTATCAAAAATAGCTATCCCATCAGTGTTAACAGGAGTTATAACATCTTCTGGTATCGAAAAAATATAATTACCATTTACTACAGCACCAAGCGCGACCTGACCGGCTAAAAGTTTTACAGTCTTAGCGTCGGTTTGACTCATATCAACAGTAAAACTAACATTTGCTCTTGAAGATCTTTTAGATCTAGGCAAATAACCAATATTTCTTGCAAGTGAAACTACATTTTCTCTGAGAGTAGCACTTTCAAGAAACATTTCGTTAACTGCCATATTAGTATTATAAGCAGTTATGTAACTATTGTAAGCCAATAAATCTATTAAAACCGAAAAGTTAGATCCTTCAAAATCAAAATCTGTGAAATTCTGATTTACACGCAGATAATCTTTGATCTGAGTTCTTAGATCGTTAAAGTCTAAATTTGTGAATTGATTAAATGACATTAGACTCTAGTTGGTTGTAATATGAAATCTATCGTTTGAGTTGGTAAAGATAATCCTATTATAGTGTAAGAAATTCGAACATTTAAATCATTGGAGTCTTCAGGGTATGCAACTAACACTGATGATAACGATATTCTTGGTTCAAAATTTTTTAGAAGACTTTCTATACTTATTTCAACAGAGTGAGCTGTTTCTGGAGATTGCAATTCAAACATAGAATCATCAACTCTAGACCCCAACAAAGAATTAAAAAATCTTTCACCTATTCTAGTTCTAACTAAATTAATAACACATTTTTTAATTGCATCAGCATCAGTTATTGCAAGAATATCATTAGTTACAGGATTTCTTACAAAAGAAAGACTGATGTCTTTAAATTTGCGAGAAATCCTGGTCATTACTCAAACTAAGGGTATTTATTATATGTATAAGACATTCTTACCACTTTTTACCATAGACTGGCTCGGTTCCATACTCCCAATCATCGTAATCTTCATCATTGCGAATTTTTTCATGAAGGTCTGTTTGCTTCATCAGATCATGTTTAGGCGCACGATCATACATTACTTCTTGAATAATTCTGTTTTTAGGGGTTTCGTAGTAATCTGTAACTAATTTTGTGGTTCCCCACATTTTTTTCATGTAATTTTGGTCTCTATCAACGGGTAAATTTGACATTTTAGCTCCTGATTGTAAAAATCAGAACTTTTTACGGGGTTGCTATCCCGAAATGTCCAAAATTTGATATTTTACTCGTCTTCGGAGGATTTTTCTAACAATTTATAGTCATCTCCGAGTATTTCTTTAAGGTAATCTTCGGTCCAAAAGGTATAATACTCGGTTTCTGCTAATTTTTTGCGAATTTTGCTCAATTTTTGCTTCGATTGACACAAAATTAGGTTATATTTTTCATTATTTGTCTTTACACCAGCAATAAATGTGTCTCTGCAGGATAAATCTTCAAAAAATTTGTAGTAAGGGAATTTTTCGTTATAATGTTTGACCCATTTCATCACATGATCGGGTCTCCAAAAGCTTTCTATGATAAAAATGATAACATCATACCCAGGTTCGGGTACAATGTTATCAATAGTTGTATCTACGATTAAATTTTTTGATGAAGAAGCGTAAGGGCAAATAGCTAACCCACCCAATTCTGGTTTACTTTTCGAAACTTCTCGAATCCATTCATGAATATAAGCTTCTTTTTCAGTCATATTAACCCGCGGCTAGAGGAGAAGCTGGATTTGGTTTATTTGCAGTTGAAGAGGAAGCTTGAGAAGAAACATCATAAGAAAATACTGAAGCTTCTTCGGGAGCTTCTGGCTCAGCTAGGGGTGATAGTTTTGGATCTGAATCTGCCATTTCTTTATAAATTTATAGACTTAAATTATTTAGACTTTTTGCCTTTATTTGCTTTTGCTTGGGTTTTAATACCTTTATATCTTTTATCTGGTCGGCAAAGATTACCCTCTCTTACTGTTCTTTGAGTTTTACTCATTTTCCTTGTCCTCGATAAGGTTTACGAGCCTTGTTACGGCTTGTTGCAGCATATTTAGTTCCAGTTCCCATACCTTGACGAGTCAGTTTGGGTTTTCCAGGTATATAACCTACACTTTTATTTAATCCACCTTTTGATTTTACTGCCATTTCTCTAATACCTCACAATTGGTTTTATTTGCGCGCCGAAATTGTCTTTTAAACGCGCCGAACATCAGTCTCTAGGAGTTAAGGACTCTTATCAGATAATACGAGTCTTCTCATGTCCTACGCGAATCTTCGGATCACACCAGATTTCAAAACCAGCCTTAATCGCATCAAGGCAGAAGGACACATCTTCACCACACATATCTTGAACTTCGCCAGAATCGAAGACTTGCATCTTCGGAGCGAACCAGGGATACTCTAGAGACTCAAATACACCCTTCTTAATCAGAACCC